CTAGAATAAGATCAAGATATTCCGATAACGTACTGTTGTCACAGTAAGCGGCATTACGTTGTGGGATTTCTTTGAACTTACCTACATCGTTGTCTCCACCATTATCACTCCTACCATGGGGTACTGCCGCTTCAATAGCTAAACGAAGAGGGTGGAGGTTGTCAGGAAGATCACTAGCCGTAAGATCTAACCGTTGAGCAAGCATACCACAGCCGATGTCAACACCAACAGCAGCAGGGATAATGGCCTTCTGTGTAGCTATAACTGAACCGACAGTAGCCCCTTTGCCGTAGTGTACATCAGGCATAACAGCAAGATGCTTAAAGATAAACGGCATACCAGAGACGTTATACAATTGTTTCATAGCCTGGGGCTCTATCTCTAATCCTTTAGTCCAGGCTTTAATAGGTTTACAACTTTCGTTGGTGAAGACGTTGTAGTTGTTCATAAAGCATTGTCCTTAATAAACTTCACCATACCTTCTGCTTCAACGTTAATTTGGAGGTTACAGGCCCCAGCCACTTTGACCCGAGACTTCTAGCCTTAACCATTTGTGCGAAGTAGTTTTGCTTAGGTCTACTTTACGTAGACGAGGGGTCTTTTACGCACACCATTTACTACTGTGCTAGGAATTACACCTAGTGAGGCTTTATCAGCTTGCCATCTAGTCGTCTGTTTACCACTAAAGTGTTCCTGGGTAGGACCTGTATTCAGCTAAGATCAACCGCTCTGCATCTGAGCCACCGGGTTATTAACCCTCAGTAGATTCTATATAATACCTACGAACTTGTCGTTCAATACTAACTCTATTATTTCCTGAGAAGGTAACTTTATGGTCCAAAGAGATATATCGCCACATGCCTTCATTACGGATATACCCTAGGATTTCTGTTGTGTCTTTGTTTGTTACTGTGACTCTAGTTCCGAGTTCGTCTTCAGTTCGGTTAAATAGTATTTTCATGTCCCTCAGTCCACACTTGACATTTCAAACGTATAGACTTCAATCCTGGGCTCTACATAAGTCGGTGAAAGCTCCCCTTTGTTTAGACAGATAACCCATGTGGCATCAGCTGAAGCAGGGCTAAAGAGGGCATTCGGATCAGGTTGTGGGAGAACTTCATACATATAATTCTGACTACTATACACCTGAGTAACCATCTGGGGATTGGTGTATTGAGTGGCATACGGGATACCAAAGCCCACTGATGTACTCGGGCAAACCTTATGACGCTTGCCGTTAAGATCAACGATATATGTATACGTAGTAAGGTTGGCTTGGTCACGGAGTTCGTAAATGGCCTTAAGCTGACGCTTCTCAGTGAAGTTCTTGATGGCTGGCACGCCGACCGTGACTGATGCTTGACTTGCAATCTGCTCCGTTGCTTGTCGCTCACGTTGAGTAGCAGAGGGAGTAGCGGGCTGTGGGTCACAACCGGCAATAAAAAAGGCCCCGATAAGGGCCAGGACGGATAGACGATTCATTTTAGTCCTCCTTCGCTGAAAAATTTGATGACTTCTACTGCAATCGAACGCTTTACTTCTGCTACTGCTTCTACAATAATAACAGAAGAGATATTAACATTAGCAAGCATATCTACAGCAGCGCTCTTAGCAGAATCGTAAGATTCAAAAACTGCAGAAAGACAGTTCATGTTACCAGCAGAAAGACAGTTCATGTTACCATTAGAATTTGTTTTCGGGATTAACTTATACATTTTAATCTCCTAGTTGTGCGAGGAATACCTGAAGATCAGGTGGTAATCTGTCTTTATCAAAGGACTCGGCTTCATGTAACGCGAAGGCCCTGATCGTGTCACGTTCGTCTTGTGTCTTCGCTTGTAGATACTGAAGCTTAAAACGGTACATCTCCCGCATCGTTGCTTCAGAATAAGCCCGTGATTGGATCATTACATCCCTTCGGACACCTTCATACCTTGGAGCAAAGAAAGCATATTGGGCAAAGCCAAGGTAACTCGCCCCGAAACCCAACGCTGTAAGTAGTAACAGTACTCCTACTAGACTAATAATCAACTTAAACATCTTACGCCTTTCTAATCCAATAAGGATTGTCTTCTCTACAAAGTGGACAGTTACTAAAAGATTTAGGATCGTATTGGTGGAAGCAATTACAACATCTCTTTATGACGTTTTGTGTCCTAGAAAGCAATCTGCGAAGGTAGCCTCTATCCCGTGACATTTCGTGTCTCCATGAAATAGCTTACTGGGATGTAGTCATCATACTCCGGATTATAAACTGAAGAGTACCCGTCATTGTATCCTAGATCAGTATCTTTATAGGGATGACACTGGCAGTATTGGCCTAACCGGCACTTATTTCCTTCAATGTACTTACACACGGGTTATCCTTTAATTATTGATTATTAGTTATATTTACATAAACGGTGTATCTGTATAAGGGGTTTTACCGCTGGCCTTCTTAAGTACTATTATAGCATACTTTTCATCGTTTGTCAAGTACTTTCTTTAAACGTAGCTTTTCCTTGCGTTCTTTCTCTACAATAGTATAGCCCCAAACCATCAACCATACACCAAGGATGAAGCCTATTAAAAGACCTGTCATTAAGACGAAAAATGTATACATAACACCCTCAGGTTGGTACGTGGCGCAAACGTGACTGATGCTCTCTATCTAGAAGGCCCCGTAATGCCCTTTGGAGGGGGGTTACAGCCCCGTTTATGATCTGGGTGGTACATGACATAGGGCAAGCTCTGAAACGGGGCTGTAGGGTGCCTCCAAGGTCCTAATACGACCCCGACCACGACCACGACCTCGACCACGACCTCGACCTCGACCTCGACCACGACCTCGACCTCGACCCCGACCACGACCTCGACCTCGACCTCGACCACGACCTCGACCTCGACCACGACCTCGACCACGACCACGACCCCGACCTCGACCTCGACCAGATTTTTCGAGCTTTACTTAATCGTAAGGTAATCACTTGAACTCTCCAAATGATTCAATCGCTGAAGTTTGAACGTACCAAGGTCTAGGGAACTTCTCAGCAGTCTCCCAAGTCTTGGTGTTATGTGCTCCGGTATTATAAACTAACAGAGCAGGGTCAAGTTTGACACAAGTATCGTTTACTCCGACGAGCTTACCCGAATAGATAAACCCAGCACAATACAAAGTCACAGTCTTATTCATTAAAGCTATGAGCCCTTCATTAGGGACTTCTTTCAATGAGACAGTTTCAGGTGACGTAAGCATTTTAATCTCCTTAATGTTTGAACTTCTTTTGCAGAACTCTTTTTCTGCCTTCACTGTACCCCATGCTGTACCCCAACCAAATACATTTAGATTTAGCCATAACGGTTCTTGAGCGTATCGTTTGCTTTGACTTTCAGGTCGCCGTTCGCAAGCCGTACTTCACCTGAGTATCCATAGGGTTTCTTATCGTATTTCTGGTAAGGGCTTGGGCTGTTGCCGTTTCTTGTTGAGTGGCCGTGCTTCGGTTCGTTCTTCATACCCACGCTCCTATTTTTATATTAGTCACGTCTCCGTGACGGCCCGTCGCTTCGCGACTATTAACCCCTGCTTTACGCCACTCAGCAGCCCATTGTAAAGCTTCCTGTAACGTCAATGGGTTAGTGGCAGCGTAACACGAACCTGAACGGATGAATATTCCTAAATAGATACGCATATACCACCTAAAAAGTGCTTGGCTTATCCGCATTTGCCCAGCTGAAACATAGGTCGCACACCCTAGCTTGGGATACTTTCCAAGACCATTGTTCCGTGTGAGCGGGCCTAATAGGTGCCTTGTGTAGGATTTGAACCTACTACCGTGGGGCTTGTCGCCTTCCCGTGACTTTGGGTTACAAGGCATAGATTAGTGGCCAGAATACAGAATAATACGTGTCCATTTAATGCCGCTCCACACCGCAGCAACCACTAATTCAGCATGTCGCTTATCTTAAGGACAATAAAGACCCAAAACACGGCGACACCAAGCCAAAGGAGACAAAGCTCCCAGTTAAACCGTGTCTTTACTGGCATAGGAAGGATAACTCTTTTCTCTGGAGCCATCAGACCATAAAATGACGATCTTTTACCTGACATGACTTTAGCTTTCTGAAAGCGTTACGCTACCAAAAGGTAGCCCCTCCTCTAAGGTAAGACACACAATCTTAGAACCGATCCCTGTTTGCAACCAGTCGGCTCGAAAATTTAACCGCTCAAACTCTAACGGAATTGTGTGCCTAACTTTAGAGAAAAAGACCCGCTAACAGCCCTCCTCTAGCGTTTCAGAAGGACTATTAGCGGGCAAGGAACGGAAACTTTACGCTGCCTGACCGATTTTAGTTTCGGACTTCAGCTCATCGACTGTGACAAGAGCCTTACTTGTGCTCATAGCAGCAGTCAACGCACTAGGAACTTCATTCTTTACTTCGGGGAAATGTGTAATAACGATACTCGATGCCGCAGTCTGAAGCTTCTTGGCGTAATCCTTCATTTCCAGGACATTGCCATCAAGCTTCGTTTTTACTTCGCCATCTTTACCATAAATCGTCCCATCAGCATCAGCAGACAGAACTTCATTGGTCTTTTGGGCGATAAGCTTCTGCAACGCTTCCAAAGAGAGCTTCTTAACTTCATTCTCTTTCGAGGCGGCCCAGAACGGCTCATTATTCGCTGCTTCAACGTCATATTTCGTATAAGTCTTAGCAGTCTCCTTCATTACAGAAACTTGCCCGTCACCGTTCCAACGAATCGGCGAATACTTTTGGACCCAAATCTTGAATCCTTCGGCCCGCATACCGTTAGGCAGAGCTTGGAGCAATTGATCCATCGGACGTGCATCATTAATGACTAAGCCATCTGCTCCTTTAGACGAAGCATGCAGCAAAGCCTGGATTGCAGTACTGTGGATAAGGGCAGATAACTTCGCCCCTTTAGACTTAATAGCGCGAATGTTACTATTAAGCTTCTTCAGACCCTCAAACTTTAACGTACTCATTTTTAGCTTCCTTTCCCTGGCCATAATCAGCCAGGATTAAGGGCTCACCACTTGACTTCTTGTTCGTTTTGTGGTATAATAGTAGAAGTACTTAACAGGTGAGGTTGAAATGTCCACAAATAGTAAAGAATACAACACTTCTTATTATCAGAAAAATAAAGAGACAATACGCAAACGACACAATGACTATGACAGAGGTTGGTGTAGGAGTTATCCCGAAAGAACCCTTTACTCAAGTGCGAAAAACCGTGCTGGAAGAACTAATTTAGAGTTTAACATTACTCTAGAAGATATAGTTATTCCCTCACACTGCCCTATACTTAATATTCCTTTATCAAAAGGAAAAGGACAGAAACACGACGGTTCCCCCTCTTTAGATAGGATAGACAACACTAGAGGGTACATCAAAGGTAATGTTAAAGTAATCTCTAGCAGAGCTAATCAGATCAAAAGTGATGGAACTGCCGAAGAACATATTAGAATTGCCGAGTACATTACAAAATATAAGCCCTTAATCCTGGACGCTGGTTAACAGCACCACTTTACGTTAATAATCCTGAACATATTGGGGTTAAACCAATTATTCATTGCTGATTAAATAAAATGGGGATAGCTGTTAACCGGCCAAGGTGCAAGCTGCTACCGTGAATAGGTTACGGGAACTTGCGTCAATCGGAAGCGTGTAATAGGCGAAGGGAGGTTTGAAGTGTCTCCGCGCCGTTCGCTTCTGCCGCTCTAAGGTTAAACCAGTGCAACCGTTCTCTGTCCGTGTTTGGGACGGTACGCTTGCCAGGGTTTCCGATGTTCCTGCGAAGCATTGGGGTGAAGGCGAACCATCATCCGTGCCAGCAATTCGGCTTAGGGCTGTTACCGGGCAGCTTGACCAAGACTGCCTTGATTTATTTGGTCCATTGGGCAACGAATATAGAATAGCACAAAAAAAGAGCCCGCAAAGGGGCTCTTAAAGGTTATATATCAAAGGGTTATGAGATTATTAGACCGAAACTAGCCCTAAGACCGTATCCAAAAGTTTGGGCGTAAGACGTGTGCCTTTCTTGGCCTTTGACCTGGATTGTATCTTGTCCCGGTTAAAGAGCGTCTTGCGTGTCTTGGCGTTCCAAGGATAGGCCGCAACAGGACCGTGTTGTGTTTTCATGGGCGGGAACGGTCCGATGTATGTTGCGACCAAGAGATACAGTGTTGGAACCTTGCGAGGCTCTTTCTTGTTCTCCGTTCCAGGTATCGCCAAGCCGGTAACGGTTCTAAGATCAAATGTAGGAGGGTTCCTAACGGCAGGTAGGCGTTCAATTGCGTGGCATGGTATCGCAGTCCGATCTAGGGGAATATCGCCTTGTACGGGCATCGTGGGGGCTTGGAGAGGGCGATAAACCGGGACTGTATAAACTGGCGACGGCATGGCGTCTTGGCATGGGAGAAGCGTAGGGAACAAAGCGTCAATCGGGTATGGTTTATGCCCGGAAATGTAGTTCATAAGCTGATACATACCTACAGCGTCTTTATGTCTGCCTTGGGCAATATCCATGTTGTCGGGTTCAGGCTGTTTATCTGTTGTGCCTGGAAAACCTATCCAAAGCGGATCATACGTCGCGTCGGGGATATATTCCTTCCGAGCCTTAAACGCGTTCCCTGACGGATCAATAAACCGGCCGTGTGTTGAGCCTAGTTCCGTAGGATTGTCATAGGACCGCACGCGTGAAGACCGTTTGACTTGTTCCGATAGCGGCTTAGGGGCTTTTGGGGAACGGTCATGTAGGGGATTTGAGAGATTGTCTTGAATTACGTCTAGCCGGAATTGCTTGGTCTTTTTGACCGTCAGGGATTGTGGTTCCCGATGCAAAGTTAACAATTCGTTCATTTTCTCTCGTGTTGCGATACGGGACATTTGCATAGCTCCATGTACAAGGCAGGATTGCCCATAAACGGATACAGATTTGGGCTAGTTTGCAGTCAGTAACAAGCACAATCTTGCCATAGTCCCGCCAAGAGCCAATAAAATATATCCGCCTAAAGTCTCACAAAGCTATTGACAAGCCAGAAAGCAATCCCTGGAAAGGTAGACACACAAAGAATTAATCATTTGTAATAATACACGTCTTAGGGCACTAGCCGCTTGACAATCTGAAAGTCTAGCCGCTATCCGTTCCCAGAACATTATATATTTGTAACTTGTAGACCATTTTACGGTAAGGGGGGGAGGGCCATATAGGGGTAACAGAACGGCGAAAGGTCGCCTACTAATTTCTACTGGAAATCCCTGAAAGATTCCTATTTAGATAATCTATTTCCTATGGAGATTCCTGCCCCTAAAAGGCCCTATTAAAGTAATTAAAATTGAATTTCCAGAATAATCCAGGGATATTTAAAATAATTCTTTCCTGAAAGTTTCCAACCCCTGTCAAAATACGTCACGCAATAAAATTACAACTTTTCTGACCTATGTATAACTATTTGATATCGTTGTCCTTTTAGACACTGAAAGATTTCTCTTGACAAACGCTTCTAGATATGGTATAATAGTACTTAGTAGATTGAAACAGAAACAACTAAAAGAAAACAATCATAAATAAATCAATTATTAATTAATAACCTTTAAATAACTTTACTGTTGTTTATCTTCTGTCTTCAATGAATACCTTTGACCTACATAGGTCCCTGATAGAAAACATTCGCGGGAAGCTATTAAAGAATCAATTATTCAGATTTATTATTGATTATTTCCTTTTGTTGTCTCCACTTCCTCCCCCAATTCCGAAAACCCCCCCTCCAGGAGCTTTTTATATGAAATTACCCATTCTGGCCTTTTTAGCTTGTCTTGTCGCAACTCCTTCTTTTGCAGCCTCAGCCCCAGGTTTGAATCTAACAGACCTCATTCGGGCTTCAGACGCTGACCTAGCAGCAGCAGTTGCGGATGCGACGGCTCACGGGGACACCTTCGCTACAGAGTGCTATACAGGTATTCAAGCCTATAATGCCGCTAACCCCAAAGCCACCCTAAGTATTACAAAGCCCGCTGGTGTTGTCTCGGCTTTCCAAGGTGCCCGCGATATCGTCAAAGGCGTCCAGAACCCTAAAGACTTCATTCCGTCTGCTCTTGTCCAGGCTTGCGGTCCGCTTGCTTTGGATGTCCAAGGTGATCTCGGCAAGGTCGGGCCTTCTTTCCTAGGAATCAAGTTTTAATTAGAAATGCTCTCTGATCTTCAGATTATCACGATATGCAACGAATTATACAATGACACTGTTACACCCGGTTACTGGAGTCATATCTTCCCTACAGATGGCGCTTATGCGGCTGTTCACCAGGAGTCGGGGTATGATGTTGTTGTTTGGCGTGGTTCAACTACTAAATTAGACTTCCTAGAAGATTTTGCCTCCGAAATCCCAGTTTGGGATCTTTACCTCGGCCACTGTGCTTTTGGCTTCCTGAAGGGAATGAGAGCCACCCAACCCTCTCTAGATGCCGTTCTAGGCCAAAGGAAGATAATTGTCACCGGTCACTCTCTTGGTGCCGCCCACGCTGCCTTATATGCGGCCCATCTTGAGGCTACAGGAAGACCTCTCGCGGCTTTAGTGAACTTCGGCGAACCCCGTCCAGGCTTTGAAAGGATACATGATCTTCTGAAAGGTGTTTATTGTCATTCATATCGTAACAGAAAAGACCCCGTAACTGAAGTTCCTGCCCTTGGAGTAAGTAATGTTGATCTTTATGTCCATTCTTCACAACTCATTCCACTTGATGTCCAACCTCCTCCAAACGATCCTTGGGGTCCTTTACAAGATCATCACATATCCTTATATATCCAGGGCATACAAAACGCTGAATCAACTTGATTGGATGGTCCGTATTTATATAAATGATCTATTCGGATGAGTAAATATAATTGTGGTATCTACTCTATAGTAGCTCCAAGCGGCAATATGTATATAGGCTCTTCAAAAGACTTACACAAACGTTGGAATCAACACCAATGGTTCTTAAAAAGAGGCGAACATCATAATAGGCATCTTCAAAATGCTTGGAATAAGTATAATGGGGATTTAACATTTAATACCTTATTAATCTGTACCGAAGATAATTTACTTTTATACGAACAACAGTTTTTAGATTTTTATAAACCTGTATATAATATTGCCCAGAGTGCAGATAAAGCTTTTTATGCTTTAGGTGTTAAAAGATCTGATGAGACAAAACAGAAAATAAGTAAAGCTAACACCGGTAAGAGTCGTAAAGGGCATCCGTGTTCTGAAAAAACTAAAGAAATTCTTAGACAAAACATGGTTGGTAATACAAGGGGTTTAGGGAATACGGCAAATCTGGGGCGTAAACTTACGCCAGAGCATTCTAAAAATATTGGTAATGGTTTACGTGGCCGGTCTATGTCAGAGATACAGAGAAAACAACTCTCTGATAATCGTAAAGGTTCTAATAATCCTATGTTTGGTAAAACTCCATGGAATAAAAAGAATGTCGCTTAAAAGGTGGCAAACGGCTCGGGAAAAAATCGATCATCGCGCTGCCCAAGCCCGTTACCAAAAGTCTCCAGAACAGCTCAAGAAGCGTGAAAATAGAAATCTTGCCCGTGCTCACATGGAAAAAGAAGGTAAAGCCCATGTCGGAGACGGCAAAGACATCGAACACAAAGACGGCAACGCATTGAATAACAACGAGAGTAACTGGAAAGCAGGCTCTAGACACAAGAACAGAAGTTATCCTAGGACATCTAGGGCACACAAACTACACCCAGGAGATTAAGATGCTCTACGTCCTTTTGATGATTATGTTTTTTAAAAATGGTGATATCACGCCAAATATCCAAAGGTACGCGACTGAAGAAGATTGTAACTCTGTAGCTCATCAAATTGTTGCCGTAGCTAATCAAGACGATAATATCCAAGATGTTCTTTGGTCATGTGTCATAAATCCAGTTGAAGCAATTAAAAAGGGCAGTATCTAGTTTGTCTGAACTAACTGAACAACAATACCTTTTCATAGAAGAATACCTTTCTGATCCTTCTTCGAGGACTAAGGCTGCTATTCGTGCCGGGTATGTCCCATCGAATGCCTCTGCTGCTGCTTCCCATCTTATGAAGAATCCCCGTATCAAGGAAATCATTGAAGACCGTCAGAAAGAACGTGCTCACCGACTGGGTATCAATGAAGACCGTGTCCTGAAAGAACTTCGTAACATCGCCTTTGCTAATCTTAAAGAGATAATGCAGTTAAACGAAGAAGGTGAAACGACTATCAATCTGGATAAATTAGACACAGATTCAGCCTCTGCTCTCGGAGAAGTCTCTATTTCCTCTAAAGGTGGCAAGGTAAAGGTCAAGACAACTAAAGTTCGGTTGCATGACAAGCTCGCAGCCCTTGAGAAGCTCGGTAAGCATCTTGGTATGTTTAAAGACAAAATAGAACACACAGGTACATTGACCCTAGAACAACTTGTTACACAAAGTATGGATAATGAATCGGAGTAGTGTTAGCGGTAGCATGTCTGCCTCCAAATCAGACGGTCTGGGTTCGACTCCTAGCTCCCTTGCCAATTAATGACAGATAAGAATAAACTAAAACTCTGGAGAGATGATCCAAGCATCTTTGTACGTGAAGTCTTTCATGTCATCCCTGATCCGATACAAGATCTGATTCTCAAGGCATTCCCCACTAGTCCACGTATTGCTATGAAAGCCTCTAAAGGAACGGGCAAGACTTGTACTGAAGCTTGGTTGTGTTGGAACTTCCTTTTAACTCGTCCTCATCCTAAAATAGCCTGTACAAGTATTTCATCAGACAACCTTGCCGACGGGCTTTGGTCTGAAATGGCCCGCTGGCAGAATGAATCTGAGTTACTAAAAGAAGCCTTCGTCTGGACCAAGACCAGGATCTTTGCTAAAGAGCATCCCGAGACTTGGTGGATGTCTGCCCGTACATGGTCAAAGACAGCCGATAAGAATCAGCAATCAGCTACCCTAGCAGGACTACATGCTGATTACATAATGTTCGTCATTGATGAGTCAGGCGGTATTCCTGATGCAGTCATGGCATCGGCTGAAGCAGCTCTGGCATCAGGTAAGGAAGCCCATCTTATTCAAGGCGGAAATCCTACCCATCTCGAAGGTCCATTATACAGAGCATGTACCAGTAAAGAACGTTCAATGTGGAATGTCTTTGAGATGACAGGTGATCCAGAAGACCCCCAAAGATCTCCTCGTGTATCCCTTGAGTGGGCCAAAGAACAAATTGAGAAGTACGGCAGAGATAATCCTTGGGTTCTTGTTAACGTCTTCGGAAAGTTTCCACCGAGTTCTTTCAATGCACTAATAGGTCCTGAGGAACTTCAACTCTCAGTTAAACGTAGATATCGTGAGCCAGACTTCAGTAGTCATCCTGTTATCCTCGGTATTGACGTTGCTAGATTTGGTGATGACAGTAGTATAATCTTCCCTCGCCAAGGACTCCAGGCATTCAATCCGTTTCAATATCGTGGACTCGACGGAACCCAAGGAGCAGAAATAACTGCTAGAAAATGGAACGAACTCTCTGCAGATGCATGCTTCATTGATAACACTGGTGGTTTTGGTGCCAGTTGGATTGATAATCTTCTTCGACTGGGCAAGTCGCCAATAGGCATTCACTTCTCTCAGACTCCAATTGATCCTCAGTATTTTAATAAGCGTGCCGAGATGATCTTTGAGTGTGTTAACTGGATTAAACGTGGTGGGGCAATTCCTGATTTTCCAGAACTCATTCAAGCGTTGACTCAAACGACTTATACATTTAAAGGCAATCAACTCCTCATTGAACCTAAAGAAGATGTCAAGTCTAAACTAGGTTACTCCCCAGATCATATGGATGCTTTGTGTCTTACTTTCGCAATGCCAGTAGAAAAAGAAAAAACAGTCTATAACTACGGGTATCAGAATAAAAATCAATATGATTATGATCCATTCTCCAGAGACCGCGTTCGCCTTTGAGCGAAGCGAAAAGATAGGGTACGTTTATAATGGCAACTAATACCGCTCAATTACCTGATAGTTTGTCTGCTTGTCGTTATACTCATCTTACGACTGCTGCTACTACCTTGATTAAAACTGGACCTGGATATCTTGGAAGTATTACTATTAACACGTTAGCAGCATCAGCTGTTATTACAGTCTACGATGGTATAGATGCCACAGGTGCAGTTATTGCAGTCATCACAAACCCAGGAACATTGGTTATAGAAGGACCACAAAGCGCTTTTTATGGCGTAGGTTTTTCTACAGGACTTATTACAGTTACTACCGGAACTCAAGACATAACAGTGAGTTGGCTCTAATCTAATTAAGGAATTAATTCATGTCAGTAACATTAACAGGAAGAGAAGTTCTCCAGGTTACAGGAGTCAGCGCTGCTGGTGTTCCTGCTGGTGTTACAGAACAATGTAGTACACAGGATATCGCTAATCTTGGCGGCGGTGGTGGTGGTACTCCTGGTGGTTCTACAACTCAAATCCAATATAATAATGCTGGTGCATTTGGAGGTATTTCTGGAGTCACTAGTAATGGTACAACTATAACAATTGCAAGTGGAGATCTTAAACTTTCTGGAGCAACTTCTGGTACAGTTACTTTGAATGCTCCTGGTACTGGTGGTGGTACAGTTACACTACCTAGTGGCTCTGTGACTCTTGCTCCAACTGTAAGTCCTGCTTTTACAACCCCTTCTATTGATGTAGCTACCGGCACCTCTCTCGCCCTCGGCGGCGCGACGATTGGCTCTGACGTTCTTGGTCTCACCGGCTCAGCGACCTTCAACACAGGACCCATCACCTTCGCCAGTGCGCCACTAGTCATTAGCGGTAATCTCTCCGCTGCATCCTGGGGTGGCGCAGCAATAGCAAATATGACGGGCCTTCGTATCAAGGGCATCTCTGGAACGATGACGGATACGAGCACGGCAGCAAGCGGGACGGTTGTTCAGGGCGCGACCGATCTTCTTGGTGGCAATACGATTGCTGCAACAAATGCCAGCGTTGTTTATACGAACTATTATTCGATGTACTTCAAAGCTCCAGTCGCGGGAACCAACATAACATTGACGAATGCGTTTGCTCTCGGCGCGGATAGTTTGAAGATTAATGGTGTTGCTGTTCTTGGTGGTTCTTTAACATTTGCGACAGATAACACTTATAGCATTGGTGCGAATGGGGCCAACAGACCGCTTAATATCTACCTGTCTAATTTGTTGAAAGCGGACGGAAATATCCAAACTGGTGGCAGTTTCATAGGTGATAAGTTTATTTCATCTTCCGATAGTGTGGCACTGTTTACCCGTACGAATTCTAGTGTCTTGCAATTTGGCGCAGCCAATGCCGCGTCTCCTGTAGCGTATACGCTTACTTTCCAAGGCCCGCGCGGTGGCTCAGATACAAACGTGGCTGGTACTAATGCCACGGTGATCGGCTCGATTGCCACAGGTAGCGCAAGCTCTGGAGACATTATTTTCCAGACCGGCGGCGCTGTTGGTGGCTCTGGTACGACAGCAGCCACTCCTACAACCGCTTTGACGATCAAAGGAGTGACGCAGCTTGTCTACACGAATTCGGCCACGCAAATTCTTGGCAGTAAAACGACAATTACAGGTGGGGCAACGGGGAATACACCCACTCTGACTGCAGGCCCAGTTACGGGTAATCCAACCAAATGGCTGCCATATGATGACAACGGAACGACTCGATATGTTCCCTCATGGTAAGACTCGCGCCATAAGGGATTACTCAGATGGCACTCACAGGGCGAGAAATTTTACAGATTACCGGCGTCAGTGTCGGCGGCATTCCCTCTGGAATTACTGAGACAGTTACCACGCAAAATATTGCCGACTTAAGTAACCAAAATATTGCCGACTTAAGTAACATTGTGAGCGTAGTCGCGTTCGGGGCCAAACTTGACGGCGTGACAGATAATACTGCTGCCAACAACGCGGCTTGCGTTTATTGTCGCCTTCACGGAAAACCACTCTTACTTGCTCCTGCTGGTGGTGTGAATCTTACTGGACCGGTCGATAGAACTGGTGTTTCGGTCTATGGTGAAGGGCAAGCGATTTCGCAAGTGAAGGGGCTCCCCGGCCAGGATGTCTTGGTATGGAAGTCGCCAGAGGCGGCTGGGTATATCAGTCCCCAGTGGCATTACATTCGTGACATGACGATATACGTTGATGACACTAGTGATGTGTCTTCCAGCCTCAACCGTTTCGGGTTCGCGGGTGAAAGGATTGGGAATTGTGGCATTGTCTTTCCGGTGAATGGGACCACCGGGAATTTTGGCGATGGCTATATATACGCAAATGTTGAAATCAGGGGCACTACCGGCGCGGGCAATGGTTCTTGCGGGTTATATACACAGCAGCCACAAATAGAAGGTAATTTCGAGAACGTCTCGACGCAGAGCTTAGATTTCGGGTGGATTGATGGTCCGCCGGGCTCGCGTCCCGCAACATTTGATGCCTCGACGGATACGGTAACACAAACATTACACGGGTATGCGAACGGAACTACCGTTTCGGTTCTATCTGACGACGGTGTGTTCACGGTTACGCCCGGCGGATTATTGTCTGCTGGAACATCGCTCATTGGTGGTGAATTCGATACTTATTACTTCGTGGTCAATGCGACAGCGAACACCTATCAGCTCGCAATGTCAAATGGTGGCTTGCCAATTGATATAACATCAAATGGCTCCGCTTGTGGAATTGCCCCCGCCTATCATAGTACATTTGAGTGGGGCGAAGATAATGTCTATGTGAGCAAGCTCAAGATTTCTGCCCGTAAGGTCGGACTCAGTTTGTGCAACTGGGGGCAAGGCATGATGTCAGAGTGTGCTATTTATCCAAATGCTGTAATGGCAAGGTTTCTGAATTTTCGCGCATATTCGCGCTACGCTGGCTCCCAGTGTGTATTCAGTGATTTCGGTTCGGAAGGCCCGCTAGGCGGCAGCGGGATCCTTGATATGACGAACCGCGAATTTATGCGGATTGATTGGAACCAATGCAAAATACATGGCCCGAATGTTGAAGGGGATGTGACTGGCTCTTTCATCAGCGTGTACGGCAATGAAAATGAGATTGATTTTCTTGGTGCAGGTATAGGGCCAAATAGGTACGTTAATCTCTATGGTTGCCGCAACATAGTCGTCTGCTTTGCGCAAAATGAATATAATGCCATCAACGACTATGGCTCGGATAACTCCAAACTATTTCTTTCTCGCTCGGCTGGTGGCGGAACGGTGCCGTTCGTTAGTCGAAGGCGTGATGAGCGGGATATTTCCCTGATAGGCGGTTTTGAGCCTGATTATCTCACAAGCAATCCATCGAGTTTCTTCCGCAATCGCCGCTCCACATTCATTGCTGGGACCAATCTATCTCCTGGTGGCTTTAATTACCCGACAGATTTCACCTATGACTTCAGCGACACGAGCACAATAGTTCCTGGCGCTCTTGTCCTGCCGTCAGGTATCGGTGCCTGTCATTTTGATTATTGGGATGGGCGTAATAGTAGCCAATCACCTATGCAGGTCGGGCAATTTATTCCCGCTTCCAAAGGCACGCTCTATGCGATGGTGAAGGCTGCTGGGGCGTGCACTGCGACGCTTGCTGGTTATACGGGCAGCGGTCTGACGACCACAACCACTACAATGAGCCTAACAACGGCCTGGCAGTTATTCAGTTGCCGTTACAGTGCGCAGGGGGTTAGCGCTGCAACTGGCGTTTCGATTGGCGCGCCATCACCAGCAACAACATATTATGTAAATTTCGTCTGCTTCGTTCCAGATCAGGAATCTATCGCTGTTGATAGCGGGGCGCTGACACTCAACAGTGGAAATTCCTATACTGGAACTCTCAATAGGAATGCCGCCGTCATAACGACCGATGGGCTAACTACGGCAGCATCAGGAAGCCAGGTTTTGACAATCAATAATAACCGCGTGGTGTCGGGAGACATCGTTCTATTGACGCGCGCAGGCGGGACTAATTCAACCGGAACACCCTTGCCAGCGGTTGCTGCCACAAATGGTGTGATTACTATAACGCTGACAAACCAGCACGCGAGTGCAGCCTTCAACGGAACCTTTGTTTTTAATATGCTTGTGGTTAGGGCTGGATAAATCATTTACAAATAGGAGCCGTGCATGAAAATCGACTTCCAAAAACCCATCCTTGGCCTCGACGGTCAGCCGATCAAAAACTAAAAAGGATATTTATATTTAATGAAAACTAAAATTGAATTTACGGTAGAGGAATTAAATTATATCTTCAATATTTTACATAAATGCCCTTACGGGGAAGTGCTTAATCTTATCGGGAGCATTAAACAACAGTTCGACTCACAACAAGTAGTGCCGGAAGTTACAGAAATAGTTTCTTAATAGGTAATACATGCCAGACTTCCTCGATATAGAACAAATAACCCTACGTGGCGGTCCTGAGGCGGTAAAGTTTGGAGATCCTTATACATGCTCCGCTCAAGGTAAAGTAGAACATGATCGTTGGATCTATTTATATAATATTGTAGGTGATTACAAAGATATTCGTTCAGCATTACGTAAAGTCCAGAAACTAGGTAAAGAATACGGTTGGACAGGAATACGTTGGGAGAGAATACGTAATGGAAAAGTTCATATCGTAGAATTTAAGCTATGAAACAACGACTATTAGAAATAGCTGACTACATTGATATGAATGCCTTAGATGCAGACAGAGCATACCAAGCTTTAGCCCACACAGTTTCAATGCTCCTTCGAGCGCTAGCAGTTAAAGACAAAGGGATTCCAGAGGATTAAATATGCCAAGTTCATCAGACAAGCAGAAACGCTTCATGCAAGCAATAGCTCATGACAAGGATTTTTCAAAGAAAGTCGGAGTTCCTCAGGAAGTAGGCAAGGAATTTAACGATGCTGATAAAGCTAAGGGAAAAGATAAGAAAAAGTCCCGTTTAAATAAGATGTATAAGTGATGGGTGTTAAGCCTCCTGCTCCTCCTGGTGTTGGTATGCCTCCTCCTGCTGCTCATCCTGCAGTTCTAGGATCAAGTACCGTTGGAAGTACTCTTCAAGCCCAGTCTGCCCGTGCTAAAGCGGGGAACTTTACTGCTGATAATACCATCGGTACGAGTCCTCAGGGAGTTACTACACCGGCTAGTACAGCTAAAGCAACTCTATTAGGTCAATAGTGGCTAAGGACAAGGATAATAACGTCCATTACGAACACGCCGGGGCAACGTTGTTGTCACAGCAACCTGTTGTCGTACCTACTCAGCACGATGAAACTAAAGACTGGCCTATTCTCAGGAGTCACCTAGAGACTCAGTTAGTCTCTCTTAGGAATTGGCGTCAGACGTGGTGGACCCAGAACTGGTCTGACCTTTCAGAATTCATCCTTCCTCGTCGTAGTATTTGGTTGACACAAAGTACTGGTGGGAATCCGACACCTAATTCAATGAGACGCGGTATCCCGTTAAATACTGCTATAGCTGATCCTACGGCTACATATTCTGTTCGTGTCTGTTCTGCAGGGTTGATGTCCGGATTGGCTTCACCTAGTCGTCCGTGGTTCAAGGTCATTCCTGCGTTAAAACGTCTTCAGATTGATGCAGCAGCTCGTATCTGGTTAGATGACATAGAAGAGAGGATGTATAATGTTATTGCAGGCAGCAATTTCTATAATGCATTCGCCCAGGAGTGTGAAGATCTTGTTGTTTTCGGGACTGCTCCTTCTATCATTTATGAGGATGAAAAAGATCTAATACGTTTGTATAATCCTGCCGTTGGGGAGTATTATCTCTCTTCAGGTAGTACGATGCGTATCAATGGTCTGTTTAGGATGTTCGTATTCACTGTCTCACAGATCGTAGACTTCTTTGGTATTGAGAACTGTAACGCAACAATTCAAAGTCTGTGGGCTGAAAAGGGTAACAAACTAGAACAGGAATTCATTATCGCTCATTCAATCCAACCTAACTTCGGTATCAACGAGACTACAGTAGGTAAGATTCCCGGTAACTTTACTTGGAGAGAAGTCTATTGGATCTATGGTGCAGGCAGTACAGTTCCATTGAGTATGCGTGGTTTCGTCGATCAACCGTTCACTGCTGCTCGTTGGTCAATCCAATCAAATGATGCCTATGGGCGTTCACCAGGAATGGATGTCCTACCAGATGTAATGCAACTCCAAGTCATGACCCGCAGGATGGCTGAGGCGATTGAAAAGCAAGTACGTCCTCCGTTGATCGGTAATATGGAGTTAAAGAATAAGCCTACGAGTACATTGCCAGGGCATCTGACATATGTAACCCAGATGGGCAAGGGTCAGGGTATTAGACCTATTTATGAAGTCAATCCTGATGTTCGTGCTATGTCTGAAAACATCATGGCGATTGAGAAGCGTATCCAAATGGGGCTCTTCAACGATCTGTTTCTAATGCTTGAGCAGAAAGTTGATGAAAGAATGACGGCTTATGAAGTCGCTCAGAAGATTCAGGAGAAGCTTCAAGTTCTTGGTCCGGTGATTGAAAGTCTCATCGCTGAATCATTAAAACCCAAGTTGAAACGTATCTTCAGTATCCTTAAGAGGAAGGGGTTGATTGATCCTCCTCCGCCGTCCTTAAAAGGCGTACCGTTAGACATCGAATTCGTCTCAATGCTTGCCCTGGCTCAGAAGGGTGCCGCTACTGGTGGTATCGAAAGGCTGATGCAGCTTGTTGGTTCAATGGAGGCTGTATACCCCCAGGCTAAGGACAATATTGATCCAGATGCCCTAGTTAGAGAATTTAATGACCTCCTAGGCAATCCTCAGAAGATCCTATTCGGGCCACAGGACGTTGCAGCCCAGAGAGCCGCTACGGCACAGCAAGCAGAACAGCAACAGAAGATGGCTCAGATGTCCCAGATGGCAGAGGCAGCAGGTAAAGCAGCACCGGCAGCCCAAGTGCTTCAAAATACTCCATCAAATGATAATCAATCGGCTCTGGGAAAACTTTTAGGTGGTTAATTGATCAGAAATCCAATACGTTGGCTTAGGTCTTTTATATTTGATTACAGTCTTATTGTTTTAAGCATGTTTTCTGTTTCTGTGTCTATTTGGTTTCTTTTACCAGCTTTATTTCTTATTGGTAACAGACAAAATGCCTTATTTGTTCTTGGACATGATGGTGGGCATCATCTTATCTGTAAGAATCGTCATTTAAACGATTTCCTGGCTAATCTAGTTCTATGGCCCTTTGGTTTAGGTATATCAGGGTATAGACCATTTCATCTTGCACATCATCGTAATTTGAATCAACCTAATGATCCAGAACTGTATCTTAAAGAACAAGTTAAACCAATTTACGAATTCCCGTTTCGCTTAAGATTTCTTTTTACCTCTTTCTTTGGCAGTGCTCTCAGAGAGATTTACTTTTTTGT